AGTAAAACTCAAAACTGAATTTATAAGAACTAAGAAAAAAAAAATCACAAATCTTAATCATGATAACTCTACTGCTATCGAAATCTCAAGATGTAGATCACCACCTAAATCTCTTATAGACTACAAAACTGAAACAATCTCTAAAGATAATTTTAGGAAAAGAAGCCACAAAGCTAGGAAAGACAAAAATAGTGTGAATTACTTAAAGGCAAAGGTCAGGAACATCAGGAATAAAGCTTTGTTTAATATGTGCAGCTTGTTAGTTAGCAACAAAATCACACATTTTCCTCTATTGGACATATTGGAGTTGGTGAACGAAGTGGAATTGCAAGGAGGTGTTCTGACAAACTTATTTAAAAAGTTACAACTAACTGGTGTAAGAGAGATTTTTGTCTTGTGCATATATTCTCGACTGAGCATCAATTTCGTGAAGACAATTTCTAGAAAACTATGTTCTAAAATTCACGAAAAAATGTTGACCAAAGGAGAAAAGAAGTATTACAGACTCATGGAGCACATGACCGCAGTAAAGCTCTTCCGTGCACACACGAAAGTATCTGCATTCAACTCAAATGATGCGACCGCATGGTGTCAGCAATTCGTAATGCCTGTCTTTGGAGCAATGTTTTCCAGAATATTGCCCACAGATGTGTGCAAAATAGTCTTCCGAGTCTTGAACTGTGTCGCAAAGAAAAGAATAGAAATGGCTGTTGAAATGATGGAGGAAATTGAAAAGAACAATTCTAATGTAGACAGGCCAGTCGCGTCCATGACGTCACCAATGATAAACAGACTTGCTTCTAAAATATTAGAACATAGCAAACCTGAATTGCTGGATGGGCCACATTGTGTCTTCATTAAGAATAAGTCTAATATGATGCAGGGAATTTTACACTACACATCTAGCTTACTTGCTGTTGGAAATGTATTATATTTGCAAAAGGCTTTTGACGAGAATTTCCCTGACCTTCTCACTAGATTGGACATGGATCCCACTGGATGGCGTTTGCAACAAACATTCCAAGTCTCCTCAGATGATAGTGCACTTGCGATCACTGCTATGCATAAAGGTGTGCGACCAGCAGAAGAAAGAGCTAAAGTAAAACTGGCCTTGACGATATTGTGTTATGCAATGGCTCTGAGTGCCCCTTTGATGTGCGCAAGAACATCTCTCAAGAAATCCACCATAGCTGTTTGCAATTCAATGATGGAATTTAACTCTATCTGGTTCATTGGAAACACAACCTGGTCTCCTCTAACAAAATTTGTCTACACAAGTTGTAGAGCTAAGACTAATTCTAGCATTGTTGGGAGACAAAAGAATGCCTCAAATCTGCTTAAGGCAGTTATGGAAAATGATAACACGTTCTTTTTGACTGCAGTTTTGCAAGAGTTCCAAGCCAGAGTTCATTATTCATGTTTTGGGCTGAGATTGAGCAAAGCCTTTAAATCCTATGCTGAGAATCTAAGTGATCTGAGGCACCCTGCTCTTGGGCTGTTTTTGTATCAGCCAGAATTCTATACTGGCATGCTAGGTTTCGATTTTGCACACTATCTGCTGCTAAACACTAGTAATATTAAACTAATGGTGGAGCGTTTATTGCTGAGGAAATCAGATCCACTACTGTCAGATGAGGGCAAACCAACAGTTGCAGCATACATACTGATGGGCGATAATAAGAAATACCAGAAATTCTTGGATGAGATGGTGAAACACTGCAAGTTGGACAAAGACACCTGGAGAGTGGCTGCTAATAAGAATCCACTCATGATGCTGGAAAAGACGCGAACATATGACCAGTCGCTATTCAGAATGTACAAAAAGGCATTGACACCTAGTTCTGCTGATAGCTTTAGTTTCTCGACAGGATCTAGAGCATATGCTGCTGGCACTTACATTTTACATACAGC